ATATTGAGGAAACCCCTCATGCTCCTGCTGCAACATCTCAATTTCTTTCTTGAGACCGTCGATTTCCTCCTGCTGCTCTTTGATTGTCTCATTGTATTTCTTTGAGGTTTTCATGTTTCCGTCAAGCTGCAAGGAAATCATGAGAGCAATGTCGATGTTCTCCATTTCCTTGTCTGTACACTCTCCGATGTATGCTCCTACACGCTCCGTTGATACCGAATAGACCTGCTCACACAATACCGTGCTGATTCTCCCTGTTGACCTCACTGTCACATGTGTCGGGAGGTCTGTTTTCGGTTGTGTCGTCATATATACGATTTCAACAACATTGCTGTTCTCATTGTTCTTGTTATTGCTCACAACTACCGCCGGACGGTCTGAGTGTTGTTCGCTCCCGTTGTAGGATGCCCCCCCTCTGCTGATATAGAACATTTCGCCTCTTTTGATGTCATTCATTGATTTTTACCTCCAATTCTTTAATCTGTATTTGATGATATATACAATCTGCATCAAATACGGGTGTCTCTGTTTATAACTCATTCTGTCTCCTCTATGCCTCGCCTAAACCGATAACGCACCAACCGTCTGACAGTCCACTGCATGTGATGTCATCGTCTTTGCAGGTGATTCTCATGTCTGCCGTCTCTCCGGTCGCTTTACCTGCTGCAAATACTACTAATTTGACGACATTTCCGACCTTGAATCCGTCGTCTTTTGTTATCATGTACGGTTTTCTATATTCTCCCGTGTATTCCTCGAATTTGTCCTGTGACACTCTGATTGTCTTTATTTCCTCCGGTGCTGTTGACGGGAGTTTCTGCATCTTCTCCTCCTGCTCCATCTCACGGAGTTTTTTCTTTGTCTCACGGTCGATTGCATCCTGTTCCTCTGAATATCTCTGCTCGTCGGTCTTGTATGCCTCTGTACGGTTCTTGTACTGGTCGCATGAGGTGCATGTTCCGGTTTTGACGTTGCATGTCTCATATTCGGTGCAGGAATAACAGATTGATGTGATTCCCTCCGGATGCGGTGTCTCATAATCGTCGCCCGCTCTCACTTCCGACGGGTTCATGCCGATTTCTGCCTCTGTGTCGGATTCTGACACCTGCTGCCCTACTGCCTTTTCTGCTTTCATGTCTTTCACATCTTTGTGTGTGAGTTCTCCGGTCTCCGTGAATTTTCCCAGTGCCTCCCGCTGCTCGTCTGCTGTCATTCCGCTCAATTCATAAGCTGCGGAAAATGTGAGGCGTTCTCCCTTGAGTTCCTCTTTCCATTCCGGAATCAGATTGTTGTTGACTGCCTCAATTTGTGCAATCTTTGTTTTGCTCACATGCAGCATTGAGGAAATCACATCCCTCAATCGTCCGGATTGCAGGTCATATCCCTTGATTTTCTTTCCCGCTGCTTTCATGCGTTCAAGAGATGCCTTGAGGCGTGTTTCCTCCTCAATCATGTCGGAGGTCGTCTTTGTACGGTATGCGTTCGCAATTATGATTTCAACCTGCTCCTCGTCGTTATCCTGCGGCGTTGTCAATTTACTGGTTGCAAGTTCAAATTCTTTATATCCCTTTGACACAAGGTACTTGAGAGCCTCCCACCGTCTTTCACCTGCTACGATTCTATATTCGCCCTTGTCGCATGGTGCATATACAAGTTCAAGGTTCTGTTTCAACCCATACATGAGGATGTCTCCTGCCAGTTCCTCAATCTGCTCTACACTGTAAAAATTCATATCGTTCCTGTACATCTTGAAAATTGAAATGTCCTTTGTCCGGAATCTCGCTCTCGGAGATTCATCAATCCCCGCTTTGCTGTTCTTGTTGAGTGCGTCTTTCACGCTGAATCCTGCTGCCATCTGTTCAACCTCCTGTTATTACTCTGTGAGTTTCTGTTTCTTTGTCTCTGTACGTTCGACGTTGATTTCACCCTTTGCATTCTGTGAAATTGATGCTTTGACCCCCCCCTCGGAGGTTCAATGTGACTTTTGCAAGTCCTCCGGTGTAAATCTCCTCGACTGCTGCCTTTAAGATGTTGACAATGCCCTCACCGCATCTCTTGTCCGGTGCTGCGTTCTCTCCAAACAAGGCAGACACATTCATCATTGCCTTTTCTTTCCTCTGTTTCTCTTTCTGATACTCGACCGCCTCGGTGCAGTTACATGTCATTGTTGCCTGTTCCTCTGCCTGTGGCTGTGTCAGTTCCTTGTCGGTCTCAATCTGTACCATCTGACCGCAAAACCTGCACTGTGCTGTTTTGATAATGTCTCCCATGTGTTTTTCCTCCTTTACTCAATGAATTGTTCCGCTTTGAACCTATCACCCATATCCATGAAATAACCGTATAAAAATTCTTTCTGTTTTTTTGTCAGATTTCTCATATTTGTCACTATGTAGCCTCCGCATCCCGTCGGGTTGTGTATCAAACAATATCCTTTTACCTCTGACAGAAAATCTCTCATGAGATGGTTGATTTCGTTATCTCCGTTTTCTTTTACCCAGTTCCAATACTCCTCGACGAATCCTTTTTCCTCGCAGATACGTTCTGCTGATTCTTCGTGCGTTCCGAATGGGCTTTCCGTGAATACTCCTGTCGGTGACAGCCATCCGAACTCCTTTGATTCTGTCTCTTGCCGTTCTGCAGCGTCTTTCTCGCATTGCATGTGTGGCATTATTCCGTTATTGAAATTTTCAAAATTTTTTCTGAATTTTTCCTCATTCAGTTCTCTTTCAATAATTTCCTCGTATTTCAACCCTTTTCCGTTCTTCCCGTCTTTTAACATAATCATTCGGCATGTTCCCCACTCCATCTCGCTAAATCCCAAATTGTAGCAGTCCATTACATAATACAATCCTGTTCTCAACTCCGGATTCGTTTGAATTTCTACCATGTCGATGAAATTTTTATTATCCAGTGCATCCCATACGATGTGGAAATAATATGCAAATCCTTTTTCAAACGACTTGCACTTGCCCGAACTGTCAATTTTTATGCATGTGTCGCATCCTCCACGTGTGTGGTGTTTGCATGAACCGTTGTCGCATGTGATTTTTCTTTTTCCCACATCTATTCCTCCATTTCCTTGAGTAACTCATGCACAACGCATCTGTAATCTTGAGACACAATCCCACGCTTTGAAAATTTCGGGAGTGGTATCATTGCCGTTGTAGATTTCTCTGCGATGATAGAACGACGAATCGGTGTGACAAACATGTCAAATCCGGATTCTGCTTTCAACCACTCCTCAACCTCAAGAGATGTCTTGTTTTTCTGTCGCATTGTCATGAGTGCCTTGATTCTCAAGTCCGGATTGATGTCTCTCAAGTCCTCAATCTGCTCCTCAAGGTTCTGCAATGCCTCGATTTCATACCCCCCGACCTTTACCGGAGCAATAATGAGTTCTGCTGCAATCAGAATGTTAATGACTACCATGTCAAGCAATCGCCCGCAGTCACAAACACAATAATCATATGCACCGGAGACCTCCTCCAACGCCTCACGCAATCGTGTGACTTGATTGTCCTCTGACTTGAGCAGCAAATTCATGTCCGTTTTCATGAGATAACCATTCGCCGGAATAATGTCAACGTGTGAATACTCTGTCGGGCGAATCAAGTCGCCTGTTTTATATGTACCTCCGACACACTCATGTTTCTCAAGCAGTTCACTCATGCCGATTCCGTCCGGTTCGTATACTCCGAACGTCTTTGATGTATCTCCCTGCGGGTCTCCATCTAACACAAGCACTCTTTTTCCCTGTTCCTCGCCTAACATATAGGCGATTGAATCGGATGTTGTTGTTTTCCCGATTCCTCCTTTTGGTGACATTACTGCAATAATTTTCATTTCGTTTCCTCCTGTTTCTTTTCCATATCTCTTTTTAAGTACCCAAAAAAGTGAGCAATCATGTCCGCAGTCCATGCATCGCCGATGACATCCTCTGCCTCATTTTTAGATAATCCTTTTGTATATCCGACTGGTAGTGTCTGCCCGATTTCCAACTCTCTTGTTGTTAAATATCTGCAAAAATCTTTATAGGCTATCAATCCGGAGTTTTTCCATCTATCTTGTTTTAGCGTTATGCAATTTATTTTTTCTCTATTTGTTACATTCGGACATTCTCCGTTTCCATCACCCCACATTCGTTCTCTGCTCGGCGTTCTATTTACTATGAACTTGTCGCAATATTCTTCATCAGTATCCTTGTAATCTTGAAAATTTATATGCCTATCTTTTGGCAATTCGATTCCTGGAATGTTCGTCCAATACAATCTATCTCTTTGTTGATATGATACTAGGCTACTATTTGCACGAATTGGTTCTACTCCCAAAAGTCTGTTTATAATCTTCTGGTCGTCAATCGGCATCCATACGTTTTCAAGA